ACATCTGGTGTCTTGTAGCGCGGGCCCGTCTTTACGCGAAAGTTGACCCACATCTTGTGGTCCCCGGTCACGCGAAGGTCCATCCCGGCGTGGTGAAACTTGACCATCTGACCGGTGTACGGCAACGCGAAGAGCTTCGACGGACGGTGCCACCGGATACAGCCCTCGTCATCTACATCAGCGACTTCGTCTGCGAGGGTCAGGTCTTTGACGCAGCGCCAGCCGGCACGCGTAAGCACTTGAGCGCTCGCGTCGAAGCAGCACCGGTCTGCCGAGTAACCACGAGCGCGGTCCGGGTCGTCCATGGCGTACGTGAACGCCATCTCCGACCCGTTCTTGAGCATGCGCAACAGGACGTTGTCGATCGACTCCGGGCCGACGAACGCCTTCCGCACGTCGGGGCTGTACGCCAGGATCTTGGCGACGCGGGTGTGCGAGAACTTCCGCGTTTGCTCCTGGGTCGGCGAAATGTAGTACGACCTGAACGGCGCGGACGCGATGGCCTCGGCGATCATGAACGCCGCAAGCGTCGTCGACTTGGTGACCTGGCGCCCGGTCTTCAGCAGCAGGCGCGAGTAGTTGCCGTCGAACACGGCCTGGAACATCGGGTAGTCCGCCAGTGACAGCGGCTTGCCGTCGACGTAGAACAACCCCTGCGCGATGGTGGAGCGATAAACCTCTTCCGACATACAGCTAGCAACTCAAATCTTCCGAAGGAATTCGACCATGAGCAAGACCGAAACGCCGAAGGCCGCCGACGATACGTTCGCCTCCAAGCTCGGCATCAAGATGTGCACGCCGAGCCAGTACGAGGAGCAGATCCTCCTGCGCGCGGGCACGCCCGACGTCGCGTGCGCGATCGGCCCGTCCGGCATCGGCAAGACCGCCATCCCCAAGCAGGTGGCGGCAGGGCGGAACAAGGGCAAGGGTGTGCCGTACTGCGCGCTGTTCATGCCGACCGCGACGCAGGAGGGCTTCTTCATCCCGACCACCGCGCAGGACACCAAGGTCTTCTTCGACCAGCGCATCCCGCGCACGTTCCAGAAGCTCCTCGAGCACGGCGAGGCGATGGACAAGAAGTACGGCGAGGGCAAGGTTCCCAAGGACCTGTGCCCGATCCTCGCCATCGAGGAGCTGAACCGCGCCTCGGACAAGTCGGTCACGCGTGCCGCGTTCGTGCTCATCGGTGATCGGATGATCGGCGACGTGCACCTGCCGTCCTGCGTGCAGATCGTCGCGACCATGAACCCGTCCGGTGCGGGCTTCGTCGTCAACGAGTTCGAGAAGGACCACGCGATGCGGCGCCGGCTCTGCTGCTTCGGCGTCCAGCACAGCTACGGCGACTTCATGAAGTACGCCCAGAGCGCGAAGTTCCATCCCAAGGTGATCGCGTTCCTCGGTGCGACGCCGTCGTTCGCGTACGATGAGACTGCGCAGCTGGCAGGCAAGGCGTTCGCGTGCCCGGCGACCTGGGAGGTGGCGTCCAGGACGTGCTACCAGCTCGACGCCGCCAAGATCCCGTTGACCGCCCCGACCGCGGAGATCGCGCTCGCTGGTTCGATCGGTGAGGCCGCCGCGCTGGCGTTCGGCGAGTTCGCCAAGGACCACACGCTGCTGGTCACGCCGCAGGACGTGCTCGACACCTACGCCGTCGGCAGCGAGGCGCAGCGACGGTTCAAGGCCTACCTCACCGAAGACGGTGGTCGGTTCGACAAGATCTCCGAGCTGGTCACGGGTGTCGTCGTCCGCATCTTCGCGGACACCAAGCGCCCGGCCGAGTCCATCGCCAAGCAGACGGCGCTGTTCATCAGCGACCTGCCCGCCGAGATCACGATGTCGATGATGAGCAAGCTGGCCGAGGAATCGGGGCGCGTGGGCAGCGACGCGAAGAGCTACTTGACCCGCATCAACCAGCTGTGGGCTGCGGACCCGATCTACACCGAGGCGCTGACCCGGCTCGACGCGGCCCGCCGCGCCGCGTCCAAGAAGGACGCTGGCTAGGCGCGGTGCCGGCGTCACGCGACTCCGGCGAGGTCCTGCTGCGCCTTGCTGCGCCGTCCTTGGACGCGCAGCTCGACGGCCGCCAGGCGCGCGATCTGAACGTCCTCAGGCGTCTCGCCCAGCGAGAGTTGCGTGAGGTGCTCGGCGCTGACGCGACTCCACCGTGCGCGCACGGCCTCGAGCAAAGTGCGGTCGGGCGCGTTCTCACGGTCAAGCGCGACCTGGGCAAAGTCGAGCGTCGCGGGCGCCAGAACGAAGCCCGCTCGGTGCAGGACGACACCCGCGTAGCCGCGCGGCTCGGAGCCGAACTCCCACGTCGCGTTGTGGGCGTCGCGGATGACCCAGGCGGCTTCGACGACAGCCCACGCCATCTGTGCGGGTGTCGCTTCCTCGAGGATGTCAGGGTTGCCGGGCACGTTATCGAACGCCAGCGCTGTTTTCTCGAACACGACGCCATCCCAGTAGAACGCCGGCACGGTGAGCAACGCGTGCGCGGCCATGAGCTTGGCGCGGTTGCCTGCCGGGACGTCAACGCCGCGGTGCTGCAGTTCCAGCCACACCGATTCGGGCTCCCAGGTGACGACGTCGCCCAGGAGAACGCGCGCAGCACGCGCCAGACCGACGGCGGTTGCGCCCTCATCGCGGAAGAGCGCAGCTGCGCGTTCGGTCGACACGGCTCAGCGCATCTGCGCGGAGAGCACGCGCTGCATGTCGGCGGGAAGCGTGTCGAGCACGGCGGCGAGTCGGACTGGGTCCATCTGACCGGCGCCGTCGGAAGCCTCGCGGACGATGTCGTCGCCGAGCACGTCGGCGTAGAAGCTCGACGGGTAGGCCGCGAGCTGGTGCATCGGCATGAACCGGCCCGCGAGCGTCGCGCCCGGGCCTGCCACCTTGGTCGTGTTGAACACGGTCATGAGCGGGTCGGGGAGACGCTTGCCCCAGTGCTGGGAAAGCCCAGAGGCTTGGTCCAGCTCGTCGAGCGCGTCAGCGAGCTTGACCTGGGTCTCGCGGTCACGGACTTCAGCAGGGAGCCGGCGCGCGGCCGCGGCGAGCTTGGTGTAGCCGTCTTTGTGCTCGACCGGCGCCGCCTCGGCGCGCGCGCCGAGCCAGTCGACGAGCTGCTGGCGATCGGTGGCGGTCAGGCCCGCGAGCTTGAGCGTCTCGGCACGCAGCTGCACGCCGTGGAACGCCGCCTTCTTGACGAGGTTGCCGGCGGCGAACGCGCGGTGCGCAGCGGTGAGCTTGCCGCCCTCGTTGCGGAGCTTCTCCTCGGCGGTCTTGACGCTCTCGGCGTCGGTGACGCGGAGCCGGCGGATGTCGGGGAGGAGGTACTCGTCATTCGTCGGAAGAGTGGTCGCCGCGACCTTTGGCCGCGTGAACAGCGACTCGTCGACGCCATAGACGTCACAGGCCTGCTTGAGCGTATCGTCGACGTGGGCCGGCACGCCGGGCACGCCCTCACGGTAGGCCCGCGACATCATCGTGTGCTCACGGCAGTGAATCGGGAAGGCGCGCTTCTCGGGCCACGCGAAGGCCGTATCGGGCAGGCTGTCGACCTCGCCCGTGTCCACGTCGAAATCTGCAAGCGCAGCGGCGAGCTTGGGCCGGTCGGCCACGCGCCGCACCAGGTGTGCCATGACGGGGTCCGAGAATTGATCCACGACCATGTTGAAATGATAGGGGATCCGCGATGCTAACCAAACTGTCTGAGTTCTTCGTCTACATGCTGGTCCGCAAGGGGTTCTACGGCCGGCTCGCATCCAGCATGACCCGCGTTGCGACCAACCGCATCCCGACCCTGGCCGTCGGCATGCGCGATGGACGCATCACGCTGTTCTACAATCCGACGTTCCTCGACGGCCTGTCGTACAAGGCCGCAGCGTTCATCCTCGAGCACGAGATGATGCACGTCATCCTCGACCACATCCCGAGGTTCCTCGAGCTGCTTGCGGTGTGTCCAACGGACCAGGACCGTGTCAAGGCGGCCGCGGTCTACAACATCGCAATGGACGCGCCGATCAACGACCTGTTGCGCGGCCACGAGGGCTTCCAGGAGGCTGACGACTACACCAAGCAGTACGTCCTCACCGAAGTCAGGAAGCGAACTGGCGACGAGACGAGCCAGCCGCACGAGAAGGACGGCATGGTGCTGCCCGAGCGCTTTGAGCTGCCGGTGAGTGGTTCGTTCGAGGACTACCTCTGGGTGCTGATGCAGCGCGTACACATCGTCGAAATCGCAATCCAGCTGGTCGGTGGCTCGAACCATCAGATGTGGATCCAGGGCGGCGCAGGCGAGGGTGACCAGCCGGGCAACAAACAGGGCGAGAGCGACGGCGAGCAGGACGGCGACGGCCAGCAACCTGGCGGCAAGGGCAAGGGCAAGGACGGCAAGAAGGGGCCCGTGGACTACATCTTCGGCGACGCTGCCGAAGGCGTGTCCGCCGGTGACCTGTTGTCCCAGGCGCACAACGCGCGCCAGCACCTCAAGAACACGCTGCGCTCCGTCGTGCGCTCGAACGGAGGGCTGGGCCGTGGGCTCCTGCCTGGCAACCTCGAGGAGTGGCTCGAGGCCTACCTCGCTGACCCGGTGATGCCGTGGTGGGAGATCTTCTCAACGCGGGCGAAGATGTCGCGGGCATCGAAGCAGCGGCGTTCGGTCGCGTTGCCCAACCGCATGCTGCTCGGCCTGGCCGAGGAGGACGACCGCGTCATCCCGACGCCCGGCAAGACCCGCGACAAGTCGTGGCGTGTGTTCGCCATGGTCGACACGTCGGGGTCAATGGACACCGAGTCGCTACGCATCTTCCAGAGCGAGCTGCACGCCATGCTCTCCGTCGACGAGAACATGGAGGTCCGCTACATGCAGGGCGATGCCGCGGTGCACTTCGACCTGGTGCTCAAGACGGGAGACCCCATCCCGGGCAACATGATCGGGCGCGGCGGCACCGACTTCACGGCGTACTTCGAGTACATGAAGCAGTACTGCGATGACCCGGAAACGACGCCAGACATCGTCGTCGTCTACACCGACGGCTTCGCGCCGCCGATCGCGCCCGAGAGCCGGCTGTCCATCGAGATCCCGGTGATCTGGTTGGTCACGCCGCAGCACGCTACGCAGATGGCAGACGGCTACGGCGAGATCATCGTGTGCGACCCGGAGCACAACGAGCGGTATCGGGACGAGGATGAAGCGGCGTGAGCCGTACTGCGTACGAGGGCCGCTGGGAAGATCAGTACGGAGTGGTTCACGCGGGTTGTTTCCTTCGAGAGGTAACACCAAATAAACGTCCAGTCGTCGGAACAGCATGCACGTCTTTATCGGCCGGACGTGTACTTCAATTACATGAGCGTCCGAAACGGGCGCTAGTCACATGTGTGCTATGCGTCGCGAGCGGTTCGTAGACCAGGACGGCGTCGTTCACGGTTCCCTACGGTACCCTGCAAACGTCGGGTGCCTGACCATTGCGTGTGAGACGCAGCTCTATCGATATGGGCATTTTGAACGTCTAAAGGTCGACCAATGCGAAAACGAGCGCGTCGTAACATGCGTCCGATGCCTCGCCCTACTATCGTCCTGACTAGACACCTAGATGTTCATGGCGTCGTGCACTACAAGCATGGCGGCTTGTTAACCATCACACTGTGCGGTCATGATCTTGACGGTATTTTTCGATTCAACGAAATCCTAACTTCCGCACCGGTCACATGCGTCCGGTGCATCCATGAATTTCACGAATTCAACGAACCTCAGAAAGAGCAACCATGATCCACCACGACCACCGCGACTACGACCAGGCCGTCGATGCGACGGCAAAGCGCTTCCGGGCCCAGCTCGAGGAGACCATCCACAAGAGCCAGGGCTCTGCGATGTCCGTCATCGAGAAGGTGCAGAACGAGACGCCGCGCGACGCGCTCGCTGACTCGAAGGCACTCGAGTTCGCAGTCGACGGGACCGAAGGCTCCAACGCCATCATGATCGGCCTGCAGAACCGCCGCGCGGAGCACTACTTCTGCGACAAGCTCCACAAGAACGGGCTCGACCAGGTCGCCGAGCGCGCGGGCATCCCCGGGACCTACGTCAACCGGTTGCTCGACCGGCCCTACGGTCGTGAACTGATCGTCGAGAACCTATCGCGCATCTACCGCGAAGAGGACAACAAGAAGCTGCTCGTCCGGTCGGTGAACGGCGAGGTTCGCGGCGTTCTGTCCAACGCGTTCAAGCGCATGGACTCAGGTCCCATCATCGAGGCGTTCGCGCAGGCGTGCGCAGACATCGGCGCGCAGCCCGTGGAGGGCATCGGCGGCGATCTGCGCTGGGCGATCAAGGCGATCTTGCCGATGGTGTTCCAGCCGTCGAAGAAGCCGGGGTCCGAGGAGCTGATCGCGTTCGGCGTTCAGCTGTCGAACAGCGACTTCGGCAAGGGCACGCTGAGCCTCAACGCCTTCATGACGCGCGTGGTCTGCACGAACTACGCGACGTTGCAGCAGGTGTTGCGCGAGGCGCACCTGGGCAAGCGGCTCACCGACGACATGGTGTTCTCGCAGCAGACCTACGAGCTGGACACCAAGACGCAGGTGTCGGCCATCAACGACCTGGTGCGCGGCACGCTTGCACCCGGCAAGGTCAACGAGCTGGTCGGCTGCATCGGCCAGGCGCTCGAGGAACGCATCGACACCAAGTCGGTGTGGGCGGAGCTGCCCAAGCGCGGCCTGCTCAAGGGCGAGATCGACCAGGTCAAGGAGCTGTTCGTCGACGGCGACGTCGAGATCTTGCCGCAGGGCACGACCAAGGCGCGGCTCGCCAACGCCATCAGCTGGTTCGCCAAGAGCGCGACGCCGGAACGGCGGCTCGAGCTGGAAGAGGTCGCCGGCGAGATAATGGTGCCGCAGGAGAAGAAGAAAGCGGCGTGACGCTCGTCCTCGCGTGCTTCTTGTGGGCGTGGGCCTGGGGCGGCGTCGCCAACTGGGATGGCGGCGACGGCGACGATGACGACGACATGCCGGTCGACGACATGCCTGACGTCCCGCCGCAGCTGCGGCCGTAGTTATCCGCCGGGGCCCCCCCCTTTTTTTTTTTTTGGCCCCAACGAATCGCGCCACAATTTGGCGCGATCGCGCCAATCGCGCCACTAACCCGGGACGTACGGAACCGACGTCGGGTCGAAGTCTGGGCACACCGCAAGCACCGCGGCAAGCGCGGCGGCGGTCAGCGCGGTCGCTGCGGTCAAGGCCTGCGCCTGCGTGATCTGGTTGTTCTGCGCCGCCGCGAGCGCGGTCGCCGAGTTCGTGACGTCGGTCAGGCGCGCGGTCTGGTAGGCCGATGCCGCGGTCGTCGCCGCAGTCGCGTCGGTCTGGTAGCCCGGCATCGATGCCTGCTGGGTCTGCGCCAGCGTGACCGCGGCGAGCATCGCGGCCGCGCCAGCGCCGCCCGTGTTCGCGGTGTAGAACGTGTTCGCGGCCGTGAGCAGCGCGCTGAACTGCGTCACGACCGTCGTCATCTCGGTCTGGACCAACGTCGCCTTGGTGACGACGCTCGCGATGCCAGTCAGCAGGCTCGACTTGTACGTGTAATCTGCCTGCGCAGCAGTCAGCGCAGCGTTGGCGGCGGTCGAGGTTTGCTGCTGGGTGTAACCTGCCTGCTTGGCGGCGGCGTACGCGTTGATCAGCGCCTGCGCCTGCGTCGGGTCGACGCGCGGCAGCGTGTACATCGCGGGCGTCGGCGTCGGCGCGCTGAACTCGCTCTCGAACAGGATCCAGTCGCTGATCAGCGTGTTGACGCGGTCGACGAACGTGGTCGCCGCCGTGTTGGCTGTCTGCAGGTCGGAGTAGCTGACCGTAGCAGCCTGCGACAGGTACTCGATGCCGTTGGGGCCTGGCGCCGCGATGCCTGCGTCGCGGCCGATCGGCAGGAGCGAGAGATCGGCGATGCCCGCGACGCGTGCCAGCAGGTCCTGAGTCGGGTCGTTCGGGTCGGAGACCGCGATGACGAAGATGTTGAGATGCGGCAGCTCGGTCGGAATTGCCGCCGAGGCCATGAAGTTCTGGATGACGAACGACTCAGCGGCACCAACCACCAACTCGGGGCTTCGCACTTGTTCAAAGATGGCCACGTCAGCAGCTCGTCACGGTGGTGGTGGTCGTGCCAACCAGCGGGCCCTGTAGCGCGTTGATCTCGTTGGCCAGCGACTGGGCGCGGCATAACGAATACGACAGGTCGTAGTTCATCCTCTTGACGGTGTCCCATACCCGCGTAACCGCAGGCAAGCGATAGAAGGAGGCGCCGATCTGCGCAGCGACGTTTGGATCTGTGGGCCACTGCGTCATGTCGGCCGCGGTAGCGTAGTGGCTGAAGCACTGCGTCGAAGTTTTGAAAACGTAGATGTTGGGGTCGGCTCCGACCGCCGTGACCACCACGTTCGCGACCTGGTACTTGTCCACCTGAACGATCGACGTGGTTTGCTGGAGCGTGAAGCTGACCACGGGATCTCCTAGATCGTCGCGCGAGAACTTGCGAAAGCCCGCCCTAAAATTATAGGGTGGCGGCTCCGCGTTCTGCCATGAGGTTCTTAGGGATCGATCAGTCGCTGCGCGCGACCGGGTTGTGTCGGCTGAACGGCGATGGTGCCGTGACGGCCTCCGCGACCGTCACTACTGGCGACCTACGGGATGGCGAGCGCCTTTCCTTCATCCGTCGCGCCGTCATGGGACTGCTCGATGGCGTCACCTTCGCCACGATCGAAGGTTACTCCTACGACTCGGTGGGTCGCGTGTTCGAGCTGGGCGAGGTTGGCGGCGTCATCAAGCTCACGCTGGTCGAACGCGAGGTTCCGTACATCGTCGTACCGCCTGTCCTGGTCAAGAAGTACGCGACTGGTAACCCCATGGCGACCAAGGAGCAGGTCATCGCGGCGGCGCGTGCAGGCAGCTTTGAGCCAGGGGATGACAACCAGGCCGACGCCTTTTTCCTGGCGCACATCGCGCGGGCGTGTTCGATAGACGTTGCTCGCTACCGCCGCGAGTTGGAGGTGCTGCGCACGCTCAGGGAGCCGCGCCGCAAGAAAACAGTCCGTCGTGTGCGCCGTTTGATCAAAGCGGCCGTCTGACAACCGAAGAGGAGCCAAGTCGATGCAACCGTCGTTCGATCTTCCCATTGTTCAACCCACCACGGTTCGCAAGCGCGACGGCCACACGACACAGCCGTTCGACGTCGGGAAGATCGAAGCTGCGGTAAGGAAGGCCTGGCTGGAAGTCGAGGGCGCCGCCGACGCCGAGGAAGTCCAACGCGTCGTCACCTTCGTCGCAGCGACGCTCCCCGCGGAGGTCGCCGACGTCGAGCAGATCCAGGACGCCGTCGAGGTCGCGCTCATGCGCGCTAAGAAGTTCGCGGTCGCGAAGGCCTACATCCTCTACCGGAACATGCGTTCCGAGGCGCGCGCCGAGCGCCGCCACCCAGACTCGCTCGCGGTATCGGAATACATCCACGCCGGCAAGTACGCGCGCTACATCCAGGAGCTGCAGCGTCGCGAGGTCTACGACGAGACTGTCGACCGCGTCGAAGGCATGCACCTTCGCCGCTTCGCGCATCTGCCACAGCTCCTGCCGCACATCCGGCGCGCGTATGACATCGTGCGCGCCAAGCGCGTCCTGCCGTCGATGCGATCGATGCAGTTCGGCGGTCGCGCCGTCGAAGTCAACCATAACCGACAGTACAACTGCGCCGCCACACTGATTGACCGGCCACGCGCCTTCGCCGAAGCGATGTTCCTCCTGCTGTCGGGTTGCGGCGTTGGCTACTCCGTCCAGTTCGAACACGTCGAGAAGCTCCCGCCGATCGCGGACATCGACTACAAGAAGGTCGTCCACCACGTCATCGACGACACGATCGAGGGCTGGGCCATCGCGCTCGACGCTCTGGTCAACGGCTTCATCGGCGGCTACCACGTCGAGTTCGCCTACCACCAGATCCGCCGAGCGGGCACGCCGCTCAAGACGTCGGGTGGCCGCGCTCCGGGACATCTGAAGCTCAAGCTCGCGCTCGAGCGCGTGCGCGGGGTGCTCGAAGGCGCACAGGGCCGCCGGCTGTGGCCAGTCGAGTGTCACCGCATCATGTGCCACACAGCCGACGCGGTGCTGTCGGGCGGCATCCGCCGCAGCGCGATGATCTGTCTGTTCTCGCTCGAGGACAGCGAGATGATGAATATCAAGTCGTACCGCGGCTGGGACAAGAAGGAGCCGTGGCTCGTCAACGCCAACAACTCGGTCGTGCTCAAGCGCGACGAGATCAAGGAGAAGCAGTTCAAGCGCATCTTCGGGATGACGCGGAACTACGGCGAGCCGGGCGTGTTGTTCGTCAACGACTACGACCACGTCACCAACCCGTGCGCCGAGATCGGCCTCGACCCGGTGCTGGTCAACGCCGACGGCTCGAGGTCGACGGGCTGGGCGATGTGCAACCTGTGCGAGATCAACGCGGCGAAGCTGACGTCGTTCGACGACTTCGTCGAGGCCGCGTGGGCAGCGACCCTGATTGGCACGATGCAAGCGACCTACACGGACATGCCGTTCCTGGGCAAGGTCACCGAGGCGATCGTCCGGCGCGACGCGCTGCTCGGCATCGGCATGACCGGCATGCAGGACGCCCCGCATATCGCGTGCAACCCCGCCTTCCAGCGCGCGATCGCCGAACGCATCGTCGCGTGGAACCGCGAGTGGGCGGAGTTGCTCGGCATCAACCCCGCGGCGCGGACAACGTGTGTGAAGCCGTCGGGCACGACGTCGCTCGAGCTGGGCAACGTCGGCTCGGGCATTCACCCGCACCACGCCCGGCGCTACATCCGTCGCGTCACCGCCGACGAGTACGAGATCCCATTCCAGGCGTTCAAGCAAATCAACCCGCACATGTGTCAGCAGATGCCGAATGGCAAGTGGACCATCGAATTCCCGGTCGAGGCCCCCGACGGCGCGATGCTCAAGGAGGACCTGTCGGCTGAGCAGTTCATGGACGTGGTTCGGTCCACCCAGGACAGCTGGGTGCTCCCTGGCCGCGCCCGCCCCGACCAGTCGCCGGGCCTGTCGCACAACGTGTCGAACACCATCACGGTTCGCTCGGACGAGTGGGGCACGGTCGCGGACTACCTGTGGAAGCACCGCGATAGCTTCACGGGCGTTTCGCTGCTGCCGGACACCGGCGATACGATCTACCCGTTCGCGCCGTTCGAGGCCGTAAAGACGGAGGCACAGGAGCGGCGCTGGAACGAGCTGATCGCGCACTACCGCCCGGTCGACTACTTCTCGATGGTCGAGGCCGAAGACGGTACCAGTGTGACGGCAGAGCCGGCATGCGCCAGCGGTGCTTGCGCCATCTGACGTCGGCACGGTAAACATAGACGCATGCATAACTGCGACAATTGCCAGGTGCCCTTCGATCCCGACAAGGAGGGCCTGGTTACCCGCGAGCGGGGACGTTTGGCGTCCGGCATCTGCGCCGCCTGCATCAAGGACGTGACGCTCCTCAAGATTGTCCTACGACGCAAGGATGTCGGCGGGTTTGCGTACGAGCAGTACGCTCCGCTCGAAGTCCGCAAGAAGGCCGGGTGACGTCTCGCGTCGACCACAAGCTCGGCCTGACCCCGATGCTGAAGCGGCTGGCGTTCTACTACCTGCAGCGCGGCGTCGGTGAGTACACCGGCGAGCCATTGCCCGCGATCTACACGAAGATCGTGGTGCGCTCGCTGTACGACTGGAAGACGCCGAGCGACCCGGAGCTGCCGAGCCAAGGCGGCGTCGTCGTCGAGTTCTTCCGCGGTGAGCGGCGCGTGCGCTGGGTCGAGTTCGGCTGTCGGGTGATCGGCGGCGGCGGCGACCCGATCGTCCGCGAGGTCTAGAGTACGTCGTTCGAGAGCAGGTGGTTCCACACCCGCCGCACGCGGCCAACGTTCATGCTGTACGGGCCGCCCGTCGAGTTGGAGTACGTCTCGAAGAAGGGTTTGACGTCGGGGGTGCTCCACGTGACGCTGGCAAACGATGCCACGAGTGCGCCGTTGATGTAGCAACGCAGCTCCGCCTGGCCCGATGATAGGGCGGCCACGTTCGCGCCTTCGAACTCGAGCCGAACACGG